TCCATCATTTTGTCGCCACCAGCCCAAACCAGGCCGAACTGGCGTCAACTGGCCATGACCAGCCAAGACTGGAAACGATGATCCCAGACCATGCCGGCTCACTAGCTGGACTTGTGGGGGACATGGCAAAACAGGTACTTCAGATTGACTTGATGCCTTGGCAAATACATGCTCTTGAAGGGATGCTTGCGGTTGACGCCGATAACAAGTTTGTGCATCGCTCGAGCCTTGTGTCGGTTGCGCGTCAGAACGGTAAGACCACAATCATTCAAGCGCTAATTTTGTTTTGGCTTGTGGAAATGCCCAAGATCAGGGGTGGGAAGCAGACTGTTGTTTCGGGCGCGCACAGACTTGATCTTGCGTGTTTGTTGTTTGATGATCTGTCACCAATCCTTGAGGAGTATTACGGCGCGAAGATCGTGAAGTCGTACGGTCGTTATCAGGCCACGATGCCAGACGGCAGCAAGTGGTGGGTTAAAGCGTTAAAGCCAAATCAGGGTCACGGTATGAGCATTGATCTTGTGATCGTTGACGAGTTGTTTGACGTCAACCCCGACTCGGTTGAGGGCGGTCTGTTGCCGGCACAGCGCGCACGCAAGAACCCGTTGGCGTGTTTCTTTAGTACTGCTGGCACGGAAGAATCGGTGCTGTTTCAGCGTTGGCGTGAGGCAGGCATCCGCGCAATAGACAAAGGTGAGCCGTCCACGATGTACATGGCGGAATGGTCACCGGACCCGAGCCTTGACCCGTTGCACCCATCGTCATGGGCGTGGGGTAATCCTGCACTTGGCCACACGTTGGACATGGACACAATTAGGCAAGAATCAACAAACCCAGATCGCGCATCATTCTTGCGCGCATCCCTAAACCTTTGGGTGAGTGTTGTGCGCGGTTGGATTGAGCCAGGGCGTTGGCCGTCATTGGAATACACAGGTGACGTGCCAAGCGGTGGGGTCGTGGCGATCGAGTCTTCGCTGGACGACTCCCGATACAGCGCGACCAGATGCGTCAACCTGTCAGACGGTCGGGTGCTTGTCACCGTGGCATTTATCGCAGAGTCAATCACCGAGCTGTGGGAGAACGTGCAGGAACTTGCCAAAGACCCCACGATCAGGTTTGCCCTGTCGCCTACCGTAGATGCAACGTGCCCACCGAACATCGAGCGCCGCAGGGTCGTGGTCGGTTACGCCGAACTAGGACGGTTTACGCCGCTTGCCAAAAACATGATCGCCGAAGCACGCTTACTTCACACAGGAGAAAAACTGTTAGCCGAACATGTCCAGCGCGCTGTTGCTGTTCGCACCGACAACACTATCGTGCTATCAAGCAAGCGATCACCTGGGCCGATTGAGTTAGCGCGGACAATGGTCTGGGGTATCGGCATGTGCGCCCGTCCAGTCAACTCAGGTAAACCCATGCTTGTCGCAGTAAATAACTAAGATAAACGCGGCGACCGCGCACCTTGCCTTTTGTCGGAATCGGATAAGTCATGCGCGGTTGCCACCAATGTGACAAAGTAGGAACATGGCGATCTTTAACAAAACCCGAAAAGCAGCGATAAGCCCAGCGCCTAGCGTGGCAGCTGCGGTCGCTGGCGGTTACACAAGTAACGCGCAAGGCGTAAGCATGATTGGCCAGTATTACAGTTATCAAGAAGGCGAAGCGCGCAATCGCGCGATTAGCGTTCCAACGATTAACCGCGCTCGAGATTTAATGGCGTCTGTTATTGGCTCAATGCCATTGCGCTCATACAACGAGTTTTGGAACGGCGAAAAAATGGAACGCATTTACATTGCGCCACGTTCGTGGATGCGCCGACCAGACCCGACCGTGTCCGCGCAATTTCTCTTCAGTTGGACACTTGATGACCTCATGATGTTTGGCAGAGCGTTTTGGTACATCACATCGCGCACCGCTGACGGCTACCCTGCCACGTTTACCCGATTGCCAGCCGGCTCAATTTCAACCACCGATATGGTTGGCCCAGTCTGGTTTGCACCATCTAAAGAAGTGTATTTCAACGGTGGCATGCTTGACCCAGCAAACCTTGTGCAATTCTTGTCTCCAGCACAAGGCATGATTTATTCCGCACCAGGCGCAATTGAAACCGCGCTCAAACTTGAAGCAGCGCGCAACCGCAACGCATCATCAAGCATTCCTGCTGGCGTACTCAAGCAAACTGGTGGCGAACCATTGAGCGCGCAAGAATTGGCTGATTTGGCGAGCGCGTTTAACGCCGCTCGAGCAACCAACCAGACCGCTGCACTTAACGAGTATTTGACATACACGGAAACAAACAGCACGCCTGACAAGATGCTTTTGATTGAAGCATCGCAATATCAGGCGCTTGAAATGTCGCGTCTGGCAAATGTTCCGCCGTATTTGGTAGGCGTTGCAACTGGCGCATATTCGTACCAGTCATCCCAGCAAGCGCGCGCCGATCTTTACTTGTTCGGTGTCAAGTTGTATGCCGATGCAATCGCTGGCGCGCTGTCAATGGACAATGTGCTGCCGCGCGGAACCTATGTTGAGTTTGATGCAGATGAATACCTAGAAGAAAACTTTATGGCCGATCAAATGGACGACCGTGAAGAAATCGTAAGAGAAAACACACAAGAGGAGTTAGCACGATGATCAAGTTAATTGCAGGAGATTTTACGATTGACGCCGCCAAGGGTGACGCCCCACGCCGCACCATTTCGGGAACCGCTGTTCCGTACAACGTGCCGGCAGTAGTTTCGGACGGTACAGCTGTGATCTTCCGTCCTGGCTCGTTGCCAGTCGAAGGCAAAGCGCCACGCCTTTTTATGTATCACCAGGCTGATATGCCAGTCGGCATTGTGCTGGAAAGAGTGTCAACCGATGACGCAATGCTTTTTACTGCCAAGATCAGCGCAACGACCCTTGGCAATGACGCTTTGGTTATGGCCTTAGACGGCACCATTGACCAAGTATCCGTTGGCGTAAATCCAACCAAGTTCTCGTATGACGAAGAAGGCACAATGATCATTGAGTCAGCCGACTGGATGGAATTGTCCCTAGTTCCGATCGGCGCTTTTGGCGATGCCGCAAACATCACCAAAGTCGCAGCGAGTATCCACCAAGAGCCCGAAGAAGTAGTGTTAAATGAAGAAGTAACCCCAGTAGAGGAGAAACCAGAAATGTCCGAAGTAAACGAAACCGCAGTCGAGGCAACCATCCCTACTGCACCAATTTACGCACAGGCCAAGCGCAAGTTTGATTTGCCAACACCAGGCGAATACCTCGCAGCGATGCACATCGGCGGAGAAACTTTCCGCAACGTTGCAGCAGCCGCACGCGAGTTCGCATTGTCAAAGCAGTCAGCACTTCAAGCAGCTGCAGGCGATGTGCTCACAACCGATACACCTGGTCTTTTGCCAGTACCAGTCCTTGGGCCAGTATTTGAGGACTTGAACTACATCCGTCCAGTAGTAACGGCAGTAGGCGCTCGCGCAATGCCAGACGGTGGACAATCAAAGACATGGATTCGCCCAACTTGGACGACCCACACCTCGGTAGGTTCACAGTCACCTGAACTTTCAGGAGTGTCAGCAACCACCCCAGTAATCGCATCAAACGTTGTTAGCAAAACCACACTTGCAGGTCAGGTCACTTTGTCAGTACAAGACATCGACTTCACTTCACCTGCGGCAATGGAAATCATTTTGCGAGACCTCGCAGGCCAGTACATGATTCAATCGGATGCAGTCGCATGTAACGCAATTCTTGCTGGCGACACAGCATCGGGTTCAACTTGGACAGTAACCGCAAACGATCCAACCAGTTTGATCGCAGCGCTTTACGATGCAGCAACCGACATCCTGCAAGCAACCAACTTCCTGCCTGACCACATTTTTGTCAGCTCCGATGTCTGGAAAAAACTGGGAAGCCAGTTGGACGCAGACAAGCGACCTATTTTCCCGTATGCCGGCGCTGCTGGATTGATGGGCGTTAACGGATTGGGCACAGCAAACGTGACACAAATGAACACGTTTAACCCATTGGGATTGAACCTAGTTGTGGATCGTGCGTTCAGCGAAAACACGATGGTTGTTGCTCGAGGCGCTGCAATTGAGTTCTACGAGCAAGTTCGTGGAATTATGTCGGTAGAAGTACCTGCAACCTTGGGTCGCACATTCTCCTACTACGGCTACGTCTCAACCTTTATCGCAGACGGCGATCAGGTTAAGTCAATCGCAATCGCTTAGTCGAGAGCGGAATAACCGCTCATGGCTACATACACAGTTACCAACAAGTACCTGATTGATGACTTTGCCGTACTGCAACTCCTGACCCCCAGCGAGATTGCAGTCGGCCAGTCAATCACGGTCGCAGGCGTTGACGCCACATTTAACGGCACTTACTCGGTGCGCGCGTTGCCTCAATATCTGTTTATTGGCGTTGACACCGAAGGCGATTTGCTCTACGACTACCAGATGCCGATTGCCGATCAGGTGCTTTACGCCAAGGTCGCCAACAATGTTGAGCGCACCGCAGCGTCTGGCACCGTCTCATACGACCCTGTTTGCACGTGGGTATCAACTAGCCAAGTGGCAACATACTTGGGCATAAACATTCCAAACCCATCTGACGACTTCACGTTGCTTACGCAATCGGTATCGGCTGGCAACCAGTTCGCATATCGCAGGCGTCAAGAATCAGGCTATATCGACTCCCTAACGACCTCACCAGGCGGTGACGCCACATTGGGCACTTTGATGTATTGCGCCGCTTTGTGGCGCTCTAGAGGCTCAATAGAGGCAACGTATGCGACCTTTGACGGCATGGGTTCAGCACCACAGCAAAGCCTGACCCCGATCGTTAAGCAGCTGCTTGGCATCCCACGTCCAGCGGTTGCCTGATGTCTTACACCGACCTGTTTAACGAAGCGATTGATGATGTCACCGCAACGCTGACCGCGGTTTCTGGTCTGCGCGTTGTAAACGACCCAACCAAACTTGCACCTAATTGCGTGTATTTGGATGCGCCGAACTTTACGACTATCGCAGGCAATGGCAACGTCGTGCGCCTCGAGTTCCCCGTCAAAGTGATTGGCTCGGGCCCAGCAGGTCTGCCGGTACTGCGTCAGATTCTTAGCATTGCAGCAACCGTGCTTGGCTCCAAGATCATCGTTATGGGTGGCCGTCCGTCAAGCCTTGAGATCGGTGGCGCGTTGTATCCGTGCTATGACCTTGATTGCGCTATCCAAGCCCAGACTTCGTAATCCACAACTAAGCAACACAAATCATCTACTATCAGAACATAACCTAAGGAGCATTTATGGCCAGTAGCACTTACCTCTCAAACCCAGTCCTCACGATTAACGCCGTTGATCTGACCGACATGTGCAGCGCAGCAACATTGACCTATTTGGTTGAAGCGCTTGAAGACACCGCGTTCGGCACAAACTCGCGCACCTACACCGCAGGCCTCGTTAACAACGAAGTGACCTTGACAATGTATGCCAGTTTTGCCGCCACAGAAACTTATGCAACGCTTTTCCCACTCATCGGCACAAAAACGATTGTCACGCTCAAGCCAACATCGGCTGCCGATTCAGCAACTAACCCAAGGTTTATCTTGACCGATTGTTACCTTGAATCATTGCCAGTCATCAACGCGTCTTTGGGTGAGTTGTCAACTTATGACATCACATTCATGGGTGGCGCGCTGACATTGGATACCACTAACCCGTAATCAACGGCTCCAAGCCGACATAGGAGAAACATGAAGATCAAGTTGCAGTTAAAGCGCACGCCCGACAGCGCACCTGAGTACTACTACACAAACCTGTTTGTGGTTACTGAATGGGAACGCCTTGAACGACGCAACATCCAGCAACTATCAGCATCACCGCTGTACAGCGATTACTGCTGTTGGATGCACACCATCCTCAAACTTAAAGGCGAGCAGGTTGGTGAGAACTGGCGCGAATGGATTAGCAAAAACCCTGAGCTGGAGATTCTGCCGGTATTGGATGAGACTGACCCAAACCCTACGGACGCGGCACCTACCGTCGCCAACTAGCAGAGATATTGGTCGCGGTCGGTTGGTGGCCTAGCGACATTGTGTTTGACGCTCGAGATATGGCAACGGTCATTAAAGTGCTTAACGAGGCAAACAAAAAAAGGAAATAACGTGGCG